AGGCATTTAAAGGGGATTTAAAGGCTTATCAGGAGATTCTTGATAGACTAGAAGGTAGAGCCAAACAAACCAACGAAATAGAACTATCAGGAGGACTTCAAGTAAATTGGGAGGAGAAAAAAACTTACGTTGAAAAAACAGGAAGCCTATAATGGAATTATCCATAAAACAAACAACTGCGTTAGACCTATTAGAAGATAAAACAACAAATGAGATTCTATTTGGAGGAGGAGCAGGAGGTGGTAAGACTGCTTTAGGTTGCTACTGGCAGCTTAAACAAAGATTAAAATATCCCAATACAAGAGGACTAATTGGGAGAGCCGTGTTAAAAACCCTAAAAGAAACTACCTTAGTATCCTTCTTTCAGATAGCTAAGATGCAAGGACTAGAAGCCAACAAGCATTATAAGTTTAACGGACAAACAAGCCAAATAGAGTTCCCTAATGGTTCTACAATCTTACTTAAAGATTTATTTGCCTATCCTTCCGACCCTAACTTTGATGAATTAGGTTCATTAGAGATTACCGATGCGTTTATTGATGAGGCTAATCAAGTAGATGATAAGGCTAGAAACATTATCAAATCAAGGATAAGATTCCAACTAGACCAAAACGATTTAGTGCCTAAGATTCTTTACACTTGTAACCCAGCAAAGAACTGGACCTACTCGGAGTTCTACAAACCAGAACAAGAAGGCACAATATCTAAGAATAAAAAATTTATTACTTCCTTGATAGATGACAATCCTTTTATCTCTAAACATTACAAAGAGAACTTACTAACTTTGGATAGTGTTTCAAAGGAGAGGCTTTTATTTGGTAACTGGGAGTACTTAGATGACCCTGCACAACTTATAGACTATGATAAAATACTTGACTCTTTTACCAATACGTTTGTTCCTATTGGTGATTCTTTTATTACTTGTGATGTGGCACGTTTTGGGAATGATAGTACTGTTATTGGTATATGGAGTGGCTTTCGTGTTAGGTTTTATCAATTCAATGGTAAATCAGTTGTTGAGGTTGCTGAACTTATAAAGAACTTTGCAACCGAGCATAAAGTACCTACATCTAACATAGTTTGCGATGAGGATGGAGTAGGAGGTGGAGTAGTAGATATTCTTAGGTGCAAAGGATTTGTCAATAATAGTTCTCCATTAGTAAACCCTGTAACAAGACAAAAGGAAAACTTTGATAATTTAAAGTCTCAATGCTATTTTAAATTAGCAGATATGGTTAACAAAGCAGAACTTTACATTCAGGCAGATGGGAAACAAAAACAAACTATTATTCAGGAACTAGAGCAAGTCAAACAAAAGTCAGTAGATAACGATATGAAAAAAGGAGTAATTCCTAAAGATAAAGTGAAAGCAGCAATAGGTCGTTCTCCTGATTTTAGTGATTGTTTAGCTATGAGAATGTTCTTTGAATATTCACCAAGATTTCAAGTAAGTGTATTTTGATGTAAAAATCATAACTTTGTTTAAATTCTAATAATATGGCATTTTTTGACTTCTTAACTAAAAAGAAGATAAACACTCTATTACCTAATATTCCTTTTGATACAAGTGTCGCTATTCAACGTGGAATCGTTACTTGGCAAGGTGGAGATTCAAGAGCATTCGTAAGAGATGGATATATAGCTAATGATATTGTTTACTCAATTGTAAAACTAATTACTGATAAAGCTAAACTTGCTCCATTTCATGTATATAAAGTTAAAGATGAAGTATCTGCAAAAAGATACAAATCATTAATGAAACAACCAGATAAGATTACTAACTGGCAAGAGGTAAATGATTTACATAAGAAAGCATTTGAGATATATACAGGAGACCAAAGATTAAACGACCTTTTAAAATATCCTAATGGAGAAGATACTTGGGCAGATTTAGTTGAGCAATGGTGTGGATTCAAGTTAATCACAGGAAATTCATTTATATATGGAAAACTTATTGAAACAGGAAACAATCAAGGAAAGCCGTTTGAACTATTTGCTTTACCTGCTCAGTATATGGCTATTATTGCCAACATTGAAATGTTCCCACCAACCAGAGTGGGCTACCAATTATACTACGGAGCAATGTGGTCCTTTGACCCAAAAGAAATCTTACACGACAAATACTTCAATCCTGAATGGACAGTTACAGGTGGTCAATTGTACGGACAATCTCCGTTATTAGCAGCTGCTAGAACATTGACTAGAAGTAATGAAGCTAAGACTGCTGCCGTTGCATCATTCCAAAATGGTGGACCAGCAGGAGTTCTATTTATGAACGATGAAAGATTCGACCCTACAAGTGGACAAGCACAAGCACAAGCACTAAAGAGAGCAGTAAGCGAGAAAGGTGGAGCAGCTAACTTTAACTCTATTGCAGTATCAGGTTATAAGGTTGACTGGAAACAAATAGGTTTAAGTCCTGTTGAACTTAATATCATTGAATCAGAGAAATGGGATATGAAGGCACTTTGTAATATTTACGGAGTACCATCACAACTATTAAACGATGCAGATAACAAGACTTACAACAATCAATTAGAGGGAGAGAAGGCATTAACTTTAAGATGTGCTATTCCTTTGTTGGATTCTTTGACTGAGAACTTAAATAGAAAATTACATTCTGACTGGGGATATAGAAATAGTGGATTGTATGTAGGATATGATATGAAGGTCTATCAAGAATTAGAGGCTAATAAAACAGAGCAAGTTGCTTGGTTAAACACTGCTTGGTGGATTGCTCCAGCACAAAAGAATGAGATTATGGGCATCAGAACTCCAGACTATATTCCACAAGAGGAGATGGAGAAACTATATATCCCTTCATCTTTGCAACCTACTGACCAATTTCAACCTTTACAAATCAATGAATAATGCAAGAGTATTACAATATTTTAGACCTTTTGTTTGATGTTAAAGTAGAACTAAAAAAAGATATAGAAGAGATTGTAGATGAGGTTTATGGCAAGTATCAAGATACAGTTAATATGTCTTATAGTGAATTAAAGGCTTGGTCGTTAACTGAATGTAGTAAAAAGGCATCCTTAGATAGAAACCCAATAGAAAGAAACTTAAATCTCTTATCTAAGAACAAATCCGAGTGGGGTGCAACGGAAGTAAAGTCAGCTAATAGAACTATAAGTTTTGTTAGTAGAATGAAAAATATGCCTAACGGAGAACCAGCATCAAAAAATTGTCCTTCTAAAAGAGATATATCATTAAAAAATTGGGCATATAATCCTAGCAAATGATTTGGCAAGATTATAAAAAACTATATGCTAACGCATTAAAACAATATTCGCCTAAGTTCAAGAAAGAACTGCAAAATCAGGTGAATACCTATTGCCGTACACAAGACTATTCTAAAATTAGCGACAAAGCCCTTAAAAAGACCATTTACAAGCTCCATTTAGCTATGGGTACTAAAATGGCTGTAATAAGCGAAAGTGCCGTTAAAAAGTCTGTAAAGGGGGTTTATGTGCCTATGGAGTTTAAATCACAAAAGACCGATGCCTTTCAGTATGCTATTATTCAAGTCCTACAAAATGATGGCTTAGACCAATTAGCAGCAGATATTACCGATACAACTAAAGAACAAATAAGAAGATACCTAATTGAGTCAGCACAGAAAAATCTTACATTGCCACAAACAATTGCCTTGCTTAGAACTTCAGGCATTACGGATTATAGAGCAGAACTTATTGCTAGAACGGAAACAGGCAGAGCAGCCAATATTGGTTCAATGGTAGGTGCAACGAGTACAGGATTAGTAACTATAAAAGAATGGATTGCAGCTAGAGACAACAGAACAAGGAGAGAGCCTAGAGACCATACCGACCATTTAATTATGGATGGAACTAAACTACCTATGGAGAAACAATTTCAAGTTCCTAATAATCAAGTAGGCTTAGGTTATGAACTAATGGACCATCCTTGCGATTCCAAAGCAAGTGCTGCTAATGTTTGTAATTGCAGATGTACTTTAGGATATGAGGCAGTAAGAGGTGCAAATGGTAAACTTTTAACTTTAGTAGATAACCCTCCAATGGGTAGAATCGGAGTTATTTGGAATGCCTTACAAAATGTAATGGGTCAAGCAATAGGAAAACTTATAGCATCATTAATACAATAACAAAAAAAATAATAACTTTGTCAATATGAAAACATACTCATCAAAAGATACTATTGTTGAAAAACAAGATATCGGTTACGAAGTAATGGATGTTGATACCGAAACTCGTAGAGTAAAAGCAGTTTGGGCTAGAACAGGAAACATTGATTTAGATAATGACATTATAGTTCCTGAAGCCTTTACTAAGACTCTAAAAGAAAGAGGTCCAGCAGGTAAAAACTTAATATGGTCTTTAGTTGACCATTGTGCTGAAATGGAAGCCGTAATAGGTAAGCCTGAGCAATTATACATTGAGGGAGATATGCTTATCGCAATCACTCCAATAGTAGAAACTGAAACAGGAGAAGATATGATTAAGATGTACGATGCAGGTCTTATCAATCAGCACTCAATTGGATTTAGCACAATTAATTCAAGTGTAGATAAAAACGGAATAAGAACAATAAGTGAACTTAAACTTTACGAAGGTAGTGCAGTATTATGGGCAGCAAACCCAGAGACTCCAACAATCTCTGTTAAAAGTGAAGTTAAGAAAGAGCAATTAGCAAATAGGCTAGAGAAACTCTTGAAAGCGTTTAAAGGTGGTCGTTTCACAGATGAGACCTTTGCGTTGATGGAGATTGAAATAAAAAGGATTCAATCAGAATTATTAGAAATTGAAATCGTTAAAGAAATCACTCAGACCGAGCAATCACCTGAGCCGATAATCGAGGAAATTAAAAACAATGATGAACAAGTCCTGAAGGCAATTAAAGAATTTAATAAAATATTAAAAAAGTAAAAATG